AACAATCCTCACATGAAAGCTATCGCGGAGAAGTTGAACCCAGAGAACAATGACGACGCGATAGAGAAAGCTCTTGAAGTAACATGCGGTCAACTCGCCTATCCAATCAACTGGAAAGGTGCCCCAGCCACCGAACGGCATACGAAGGTCTTCAAGTGGTGGGACGGATTCTTCCTCACAGATGAAGGTGAGAAGAAGTACGGTTGGCTTCTGCCTAATCAAATCGCCGTGACTAGGAAAGGAATCTGCATAGACTCAGCATGCTTCTGCGCAACCCTCTTGAGAATTCTTAAAGTCAACTCCTATGTGGTCCTAGGCGCCATCATAGACACCAGAACCAAGAAGATCTTAGGCTTCCACGCTTGGGCCGTCGCGAGAAAGAGTGATGGAAAACAGTATCTCCTCGAGACGACCGTTCACCCGGTTACACCGCCCCTAGTTCCAGTTGAAGACGCATATGAAGGCACATTGAAAATAATCTACGACCCCATAATCTGGTTCAACGAGGCTGAATACCATGAGGACCCGAAGAAGGTGGACGAATACGAGCGAATCCTCGAGCAGCACATCGCGTAAATCCTCCCCGATTCTGGAGGCTTTGACTAGCAGCATGTCGGAGCTGAAGAAGCAGAAAGCTGTCTGGGACAGCTTCGGCACCTTAGAGTTCTACGAGAAGGAGAAGAAAGAACAGGAAGAGCTGATGAAAGCCCTCAAAAAGGCCCGCGCCAAGAAAGCTGTTCAGAAGAGGGTCCTCAAAAGGATTCAGGAGAGAGCAAAATAACGGACTATCCCCCGCAAACGAGAATGCGAGGGTCCATTTGATGAAAGCGGTTATCGATATCAGAAGGAGAAAAAAGTTAACGATTTAAAAAATTTTAGGAGTTAACAATTTTCGTGCCGACGAAGATCTACGGAATCAGGCTTCACCCTGAGATCTATCATGCCTTCAAGCTTCTCTGCGACCGCTCAGGCTACAAGCGGTTGAATATAGCGGTTGAACGCATCATGCTAAAATGCGTTGAGGACGGCGTACTTTCAATCCCGCCTGTAGGATCGAAGGAGATTGAGCTTATCCACCGTGTCGAGTTGCTGAAGAAGATACTGGAGCTTAGGAGGAGACTTGGATGGAAATCGAACTGAACTTTCAGCCGTTAACACTAGTCGTGCCTAAGGAGCGGGAAGACGTTTACGGCAAGATGAAGAGAGCCTTTGAGATGGCCAATATGATGCTTAAGGATCCCGATGCCGACGCTACTCATAAACTCGAAGTTATGCGGGTGCTCGCAATACTCGCTCGGGTCCTGTTGGGCGCTGCGAAAGACATCCGCATGGAAGAACTGATTGAGCAGCTGGAAGGCCTCGCGAAGAAATGAGCTACCCCAGCATTATCCGAAAACTCGCGAAGGAGAAAAGGGAGAAGCTCAAACCCAAGCTGGCACCTGTCCCTGACGAACCCGTTGAATTCGCTGCGAAATGGTTCGGCGTAAAAGCATTCGGCTATCAACGGAAACTCGCAGCTGCTTTCCTTACATTTCTCACGATCGTTGTGAGATGGTGTCGTCAGTCAGGCAAGTCGTTCTTTGTCGCTATCCTGCTCATCTGGTATGCGTTGAAGCATCCCGGCGTGGAGATCGGCATCGTAGGGCCTTCGCTTCGACAAGCGAAGCTGTACATTCAACGCATCAATGGGCTCCTCTCGAAGATTCCTTCCGGCTATTACGAGAAGCCCTTCAGGAAGACTGTGGCGCGTTTCCCGAATGGCGCGCTTATCCAAGCTTTCCCGAATAACCCTGAGACGATTCGTGGGCACACGTTGCACGTGGTCTGTTGGACCGAGATGAACTTCACGCCGGACGACTTGGACATGTATGATGCAATCAGCTACGCGATGGCCACGACAAACGGAATCTTCATAGGCGAATCCACGCCGTGGTCCCGGAATCATCTCTTCCATCGCATGTCCACGGATGATGAAGCCTATCCACCGAGCGAAGTATTCCGGTCCCATGTTTCATGGAAGGACGCTGTCAGACCAAAAGGCCCTCTGGATCCTAAATTCATTGAGCGCAAGAAGAGGGAGACAGCTTCCGACCCTACTCGTTGGCAAAGAGAACTCGAAGCTGAATGGGCTGAGGATGAGGATCTATACTTCCCACTGGACCTAGCGACGAAATGCATTGGAACTGAGAAGAACATCGGCGTCGACCTCGACTACATCCCTGAAGAGTTGATGTTCGGGTGATCCTGTGGCCCTTGGAACTAGGGAACTGCTGACGGGCAGCTTCTTCATGGGCGTTGATCTCGGCAAGAAAAGGGATCCTAGCGTAATCGCGGTTATCAGGAAAGACCATGAAGTTCTGAAATTAGTCTTCCTGCGACAAGAGAAGATCGGTACAGAATACGGCTCTGTGATGGGCTCGATCAGAATCGTCTGCGAGAAACTCAACATGGTCCAGAAGATCTGCGTGGACCAGACAGGCGCCGAATACTTTGTAGAAGATCTCTCGAAAGTCGTCAAGATCCCTGTCGAAGGCATTATACTAACGGTCCCCTCAAAACAGGAGATCCTCGGCCACATGAGAATGCTCATGCAAGCTGGAAAACTCTACTACCCATATGATCAGGAGCTGCTCAGTGAAATCACGTGTGAACGCTATGAGCTGATGAAGTCCGGGCAGATCCAGTTCAGTCACCCGGATGGAACTCATGATGACAGGCTTTGGGCCCTTGCCCTAGCTGTTTACGCAACTAGAGGCGCCATTCCTCCGGGCAAAGGAGTTGTCATTCTAAATCCGTAAGGAGAAATGTTTGAGATGGTTTCATTCAAAGCCTCAATGTACGCGTTGAGGCTTAAGGCGGCGAAGTTCTTTGCGCAGCGTTTGGTCCCTCGAGAATTAGCCCTAAAGCAGATTGAGGAGGATATTCCGCCTTCATGGCGTGGAGACGAGGTTCTCTGGCGCTATGTGATCAGGCATTACTTAGCTGGGTCAGGCATAGGCTTCGTAACCGCGCCTTATACGGCGATGTGGGAGAAGATCTGGGGAACAACGCCTATCGAGGATCTGCCGAAATACAAGGACCTGTACACTTTCACGCCTTACATTAAATCAGCGGTCGATGTCACAGCTAACCTTGTAACAAGCAAAGGGTTCGATCTTCAAGGAGGAACAGAAGAGGCTCGGCAATTCCTCACAGATTGGATGGATAAAATCAACATTTTGGAGACGCTCCGCATAGTTGGAACTGACATGCTCGTATTCGGCAACGCATACTTCGAGATCTGCGGCGTCAAGGAAAACTTGGAGCCTGAAGAATGGTGGCTGAAGCCTTTAGATCCAGTTCACATGAGAGTAAGGCGAGATCCATACGGAAACGTCTTCGGGTTTGTCCAGCTGCTAACCTTCCCTCCTGTCGCGTTCATTCCTGAAGAGATGGTTCACTTCCGTTACGGTGGAAAGTCTTGGTGGTATGAGAGCGCATATGGCACCAGTATTCTCCGTCCTCTCTTAAAGATTCAAGCGTTGATAGATCAATTCGAGGATGATATGGCCGTTATAGTTCACACCTATGCAAAGCCCATGCTGATTGTGAAATGCGGAACCGCTGAGAGACCTTGGAGCGACGCTCAGCTAACTGCGTTGTCAGAAGCCTTCGCAGCACGTAAGGTTGCAAGCGATCTCTTCGTCCGAGGAGACGTTGATGTCGTCGTGGTCCCAAGCATGACGAAAGACGTCAGCGTCGAATGGTGGCTCGACTACCTTTATCGCCAGCGAGAGTTCGCATTAGGGGTCCCAAGAATCTTCGCAGGCCATAGTGAAGGAACGAACCGCGCAACCGCGGAAGTCGTCCTGGATGAATATATGTCGCGGCTACGTGTGATGCAGGAGATGATCGCTGACCGAGTTGAAAGCGTTCTCTTCAAGCAAATTATCACTCGTAAATTCGGTAGAGGCACCGAGATCCCGAAGATCAAGTGGCATCCGATCCTAGAGATGGACCCTGAAACGAAGAGCAAGATGATCACGCTGCTTCTCGAGTACAGCGTCATTACGATTGATGAAGCCCGCGCTGAGATGGGCTATAAACCGAGAGTTGAGGCTGCTGGGGAAGAAGTGCCGCCTGAAGTTAAGGTTGAGAGGAGAGCACGAAGAAAACTGGTTGACGAGATTTTGAAAGGAATTTCAGAACAGCAATCACGTGAGCAGGAGGCCAAGTGAAAATGCCTGGGATAGATGAGTATCCTAATGAGTGGGCCTACCGTGTCAGCGATCCAGACCGCTTCGAGAGAATTCGAAGCAAGGATCTTACTGAAGGCGTGAGGATCCTTGTCGGCAAGGTGAAGGGAGCCGACCGCTGGGAGATCCAAGCCTACCGATTCAGCAAGGAACGATTCAAGACGAAGGAGCAAGTACGCAACTGGCTTGAGAAACA